GATGATATACTAGATGAAAATAATGAGGCAGTAGAATTAAAAGATGATGATATACTAGATGAAAATAATGAGGCAGTAGAATTAAAAGATGATGATATAGTAGATATTGAAATTGATAATATAAATAATATAACTATTGATGAGATAAATTTAAATAATTATGATACACTATCAATTAATTCAGACTCAAATATATCATTATCAAGTAGTGAAATATATGAAGTAAATTATTGTTGTATTGAAAATTATCCAGTGCAGATAAACTGTATGGAAAAGTTAGAATATACTTTAGATAATTATATTGAAGATACTGAAAATAATATATCTGATGTTGAATGGAAATCTATACTATTTCAAATATGTTTTGGTTTATGTGTTGCTCAAAAACAATATGATTTTGTTCATAATGATTTACATTCTAGTAATATTATGTTTAAAAAAACTGAATTAGAATTTTTATATTTTAATTTCAAAGGAAATTGTTTTAAAATACCCACATTTGGAAAAATAGCTAAAATAATAGATTTTGGAAGAGCAACATTTAATTATAAAAATAAAGTATTTTTTAGTGATGTATTTAAAAAAAATGGTGATGCTGAAGGTCAATATAGTTATCCTTACTTAAATAATTTAAACAAATGTAAAATTAAACCAAATAAAAGTTTTGATTTGTCAAGATTAGCAACAACTATTATAGAACATTTTGATGAAGATAGTAATTTATATAAATTATTAAAATTATGGTGTATGGATAAATATGGTAACTTTTTAATGAATCTCGACGATGATTTTAATTTATATAGAATTATTGCGAAGAATGTTAAATCTGCTGTTCCTAAGAATCAAATAAATAAATTGATATTTAAAGAATTTCTTATAGAAAAAGATGAAATTAAAAATGAATATATTTATAATTATTGATAAATAGTTAAAAATGTAATAGCAAAAAATGTTGCTATGTAAATATTTAAGTTAGATAGTGTCATTATGTATAATAAAAATAATAGTTTAAATATTGGATTATGTATATACTTAGGTCTAATTTTAATATTGTATAAAATACAATTAAGTAAAATTAAAATAAAACATACTATATAAACAATATCTTTATTAATCATATATTAATAAAGTATATTTTTAAAAATCTGGATCCCCTATTTTAACATTACTTTCTGGAATAGTTATTTTTTTATCTTTAATATATAAAACAAATAATATTGCTACTGCTATAAATATCACTAATTTTAAATAAGAATTATTTTCATATTTATTTTTTGTTCTATTATTTTCTAAATAAAAAAGTATTGTACATATTAATCCGACTACAATAGATAATAAATATTTATTCTCAACAATCATATTATAATATTTACCAATCATTTATAAGATTTTTTAATAAAATTATTTATAAATTTATACTTACTAATTAAAAAAATTAAAATCTTGCTTTGAGTATTTTTTATTTTTATAATTATTATCATAATTATCATTATCATAATTGATTTCTATATCAGTTTCATTAAAAGTATTTTTTTTTTTTGGTTTTTCAGTAGTTTCTATATATACTGTTTTAATTTTATTATCATTATTTAAATTTTCTAATTTATTATCATTATTTAAATTTTCTAACTTATTATCAGGAGTATCTATATATATCTCATCTAAATTCGATAAATCATCATCTATATTTAAATTTAAAGTTTCGATTTTTAAATTGTCTATTTCATTATTGATAGTATTTTCTACATCTAATTCTATATCACTTAAATTATTATTTAGTTGATCCATTTTAACTGTTTCTAACTCAAATTCACTTATTTCATTATCTGATGGTTTAATAATTTCTTTAGGAGAATTGTTTGATTGTAATATTGGATCATTCACCGATTGTTGTTCTAAATTATTAGAACTTTTAGTATCTAATAATTCTAATTCTTCTTTGTAATTTTGATTAATAATATTAGTTTCATCTTTAACTAATGGTGCTTCATCTTTAACTAATGGTGCTTCATCTTTAACTAATGGTGCTTCATCTTTAACTAATGGTGTTTCATCTTTAACTAATGGTGTTTCATCTTTAACTAATGGTGCTTCATCTTTAACTAATGGTGTTTCATCTTTAACTATTTCATTATCAAAATCATTATTAGCAAAAGACACTGTATTTGGTTTTTTATTTGAATCTAAATCATTTTCAGTTTCATTTTTTTTTGAAGTGTCAAAATTGTTTATTGTATTTTGATTAATATTTAATTGTTCCTTAGATTGTAAATCTAAAGAATTAATATTTAATTTATCTAATTTTTCTTTAGAACAATTCTCAATTTCTGCTTTTACCATTTTTCTTAAATTTTCGTGTTCACTATTATTTTCACTTACAGTAAAATCTGTATTTGCTTCTTTAAATTCAGATCCTAAATATTCTTTTAAAATATGTTTTACAGGTAATTGTTTTCTTATAGTTTCATTTATAGTATTATCTATAATTTTTTCAGAATCTCTTCTATTTCGTTGATATTCAAATTTAGAAATGGTATCGTCAAATAAATATGGATTTTTCCAAAAATTTCTAGCAACTTCAATATAACATAAATGAATAAAATGGTCTACTTTTGGTATTTTTAAATTAATTTTATTCTTATTTTTATTAAAATTTATTGATGTTAAAATACGTGTATGACTTACAAATACTGCTGTTAACAAATCTTCTAACCAATCGCATTTAGATGATTCAACTAAAGTATTATAATGTTCATTTATAACTTCCTGATTCCATTTAGGAATTTGACTTAAATTATCTTGAAATAGAAATAATGTATCATGGTTTAAACTACTAAGCTTAGCATTATTATAAATATTCTTAATACCTTTAAAAATATTAGGACTAATTATATTAACTAATTGTTTTGTATATTCCGTTTTTGCATCCACTAAAATTGCCAAATTACCTTCATCCATATTTAATGGATATATAGAAAATTAAAATTATTGATATACGCACATTAATTTCTATAAATATTATAATGGATAATATAGTTAAATTGTATATTGCCACTAAAAACTCCCAAAGTAATTTAATTAATTGTCATAAAGAATTAAAAAATAAATATTTAATTTTAATTAACAAAAATAATAAAAAATTTAATAGTAAAGCAGATAATGGTATAAGAGAACTTAAATTATTATTAAATTATCTTAGAAAACATCATGAACTTAAAGTTATATATAATTCTTATAAAGATATTATGAATCATTATTTAAATTTAAAAAAAAAATTCTCTTATCTATCATATATTTCTAAACCATTAATTCCTGAAAACCAATTAAAAAATATGGTTAAAAAACAAGAATACTTAATGAGTTATATTGATAATTTAAATAAAAAAATTCCAAAATTATGATTCTATTTTTTTAATAATAAAAAAACGTTCCCATATTTTATTATTAGTTGTTTTATTATAACCATTACACACAACATATGGTTCTAATTTAAAATTATTACATTTTAATATTTGTCTAATCATATTTATTGTTGGAAATTTTTGTTTATCTAAAGAGTTATTATGTAAACACGTTAATGTATGTGATTTATATTTTTGTTTTAATTTAGGAATAATAGTAATTATTTTTTCTTTAAATTTTTCATTACGAAGATATTTTTGATTAAGTGTTATATTTAGTAAATCTTCTTCAGATGTGATTGATTTTTCAATAATATTAAAAATTTCTTTAATTAGATCAAATTTAGAATTATCCATAAATTATATTATTTAAAAATACTTTAAATATATAAATAATAATATGGATTATGAAAATGAAATTAATAAAATTTTAGAATCAATAGAGAATGAAATAATCCAACCATTAAATATAATAAGTGTTCAGAGAAATAAAAAGATTAATACATTTTATAGTAAATTTTTAAACTATAATTTAAATAATAATAATCTTAATGAAAGTTTAAAATTATTAGAAAACTATGAATATATACCATCTATTAATAATATTAAAAATGGCGATAAATTCAGATTTTTGTCTAAAAAATTTTTTTATGATTTAAAAGTTTCACCATTAGTAACATTAATACAATATAAAGATGGATTAATAACTTATAGAAATGGATTATTTATAAATTCAGTTAGGGATGATGTTTGTTTATTTAAACATATACAAGATGAATTATTAGTTAAAATGAAATTAATGGAACTTATTAATGAATAATGTTTAATCTTTATTATTACTATCTTTTTCTATCTTTTTTAAATAATCTTTTATATTTATAATATCATAATTTTGAGCTATATATGCTCCAACTATAGTTCCACATAAAAAAGATAAAAAATTAGACATAATATATATTAAAATTGATTTATTTTTTAAAATTATTGTATTATTAATAAAAATATGGATTTTTACATTTCTATTTACACACTAAATAAATTTGATAATACAATACAGCAATATAAAAGAAAAATTTTAAAAGATTTTCATTATATTAATAATTTATCTATAGATTATGATACTTTTGAAAAAAATATACTAGAAAGACAAATTAATAAACCAATAATAAAACAATTAGATTATAATATTAATAAATGTCATGCTTATATTTGGAAAAAAAATTATGGCAAAATACAATGTACAAATAATTGTATTATAAATAATTTTTGTAAAAAGCATCATTTAAAACAAAATTATGGAATAATTAATTTCTAATATAATTTATATGAAATTATTAAATGACGAATCAGGATATGATGATAATTATTTTTCTCTTATAAATAATTCGCCACTTTTAAGTGGTTCACAAGAACAGTCATTTAACCCATCGTTTAATTCTGATAGTTCAAGTTCAAATAATAATCCTATTATTTTTGAACGTGGAAATAAAAATAATAATAATAATTCTAAAACAGAACCGGTAATAAATATAGATGACATAAAAAAAACTAAAGAAAATAAAATAAATGATAATAATATAGATATGAATAATTTACAATTATTAAACCAAAATAATCAACAAATGAATCAATCACAAGAAGATATAGCATTTAAACAATTACAAAATCAATTAATGAATAATAGAATGTTAGAAAATACTCATATGAATAACAACACTATGAATAACAATCCTATGAATAACAATCCTATGAATAACAACACTATGAATAACAACACTATGAATAACAACACTATGAATCACAACAAAATCAATAATAAAATAGATGAAGAAGATGATAAACCTGGATTATTAAAAATGATTATTTATACAATTAATTATGTTCTTATAGTTTTATTAGCGATAGCATTAAATGATTTAGGTAAATTTTATATAAATAGAGCTATAAAATATCAAAATGGAAATCATAAATACTATTTATATTATGTTGGAATTATAATAATTATTTTATATTTAGTAAATAGAATGATTAATAAACTAAATTAGAAAAGATCATACACAGTTTATTTAAGTTATATTTTTTTTTAATAAAATTGATTTGTATTTAAAGTTTATTGTTATTAATATAACTAACAAACAATGAACACTATGACAACTATTACAGCAACTATTTTTAATACCATGAAACAATTTTTAGATGAATCTTCTAAGAAAGCAAATTATATGGTACAGGAACTAAAAAGTAATGGACTTAGTTATAATTCCTACTTTAATTCTAAGAAAAAAGCATTAACATATGCTAAACATATTTGTGATGAAGATAGCACAATTTATATTTATAAAAGTTATTGTATGAAAATTTATGATCCAGTTAATGATATGAGTGATGAAATGGATGTAGAAATTAATGATACAAATTATAATCCAGAAACAGATCTTAGTAATATGACTCTTTGGTCTTATGGTAAAGGATATCTCTTGGAACCACCAGAAGATAGTGACTATTATGGACATAAATACTTTCATAATGGTTGGTGGATGGAATCTCAAAATGCTTGGTTTTTTAAGAAAGAAGATTATCAATGGCTTATTGATTGTGGAGCTGTAAAGGCTACTGATGAAGATGGTGAACATGAAGATGGTGAACATGAAGAACATGAAGAACATGATGAAGTTGATCTTTCTAATATGACTCTTTGGTCTTATGGTAAAGGTTGGCTTTTAGAACCACTAAAAGATGATGAACATTATGGAGAAAAATACTTTCATGAAGGTTGGTGGATGCCTAAACAAAATGGATGGTTTTTTAAAGACGAACATTATCAATGGCTTATTGATCATGGGGTGATTATTTCAACTGATGATGATGTAGAAGCAACAGAATTAGAAACTACAAATGTATCTGAAACAGATGTTGATCTTTCATCTATGAAATTAACATCTTATGGTAAAGGTTGGCTTTTAAAACCAACTATTATTGATGAACACTATGGAGAGAAGTATTTTCACGAAGGTTGGTGGATGCCTAAACAAAATGGATGGTTTTTTAAAGATGAACATTATCAGTGGCTACTCGAACAAGGAGTTAATATTTCTAAAATGATGACTTCTAAAACGTGTAAAACTTCTAAAATGTGTAAGACGGATACAATGGATTTATCTAAAATGAGTCTAGAAGAATACGGAAAAGGATATATTCTTAAAACAACTAAGAAAGATAAACTATATGGAGAAAAATATTTAATGGATGGTTTTTGGAATAAAGGACAAAAAGGATGGTTTTTTAAAGAACACTATTTTGATCATCTAATTAGTATGGGTGCTAAATATATTAAAACAGAAGATGAAGAGAATATTCTTTCAAATAGCACAGAATTAAGTTCTAGTATTACAAATGATAGTTTTGAGTATGTATATGATGATAGTGAATTTATGACTAATGAAAATATGGCTGTTCCTAAATTTATTAAATATGGTAAAGGATGGGTTCTTAAATCTGATAGTAATTATAAATATTCTAAAGGATTAGACTATTTTGAAGGAGGGTGGTGGATTCCTTCTATTAAAGGGTGGTTTTTTAAAACAGAACAAAAGAAAAAGTTTATGCAAAAACACTTTGAGATTTAATTAGATTTAGGTATAATATTATATTTTATAAATAATAGTTTAAATTTGTTCTTTTTTATTTAATCTTTTTAATTCAATTTGATAAATTCTATTTCTTAATTCTGTAGTTGAATAATGATGAATATATCTATCATGATAAACAATAGGAATATTAAGTTCACATCCTGTAAATTTTTTATCAATATAATCTGTTCCTAAGAATCTTACATCGGGATTAAGTAATTTTAATGCATTTAATAAACTTTCTTCAGTATCATATACAAAATAATAATCAATATATTTATTACTTTTTACTAATATTTCTCTTTCTTCAAAACTTAGTATAGGTTTTTTTTTTTCAGGGCGATCAATTGTAGGATCAGTTTGTAATCCAATTATCATAATATCGCATTTTTTTCTTATTTCTTCTAAAAATAAACAATGTCCAGTATGAAGTAAATCAAAACATGAAAAAGTTGAACCAATCTTATAAGATTGGAAAAGTTTTCTAAAAATATCTAAATCTTTAAAATTAATTTTTACAATATAATATTATTATTATTATTATTTTTTAAAAATATATTTAAAATGATAGTTAAAGTAGTGACTATTATTAAAATTATAATTATCAATATATTTATTTAAAATATTATAATTATACTTTAGTAATTGTTTATTTTTTATAATACTTCCATTAAATACAGTTATATATCCCAAATCATAAAATTTATGACAATTTCTACACATTAATTCTACATTATGTTCATCACTTAATTCAATATTATTTAATAAATAGTTAGGTTTTAAATGTGCTGTTTCTAATACTTCATATGGAAAATTATTATTACATAAAATACATTTATTTTTTTTATTAGATAAAAGATATTTTCTTAGAGAACGTTGATACTTGCGTTCTGATAATGATCTCATTGATAAACTATTAATAATAGTTTTTAAAAACTTAAAATTAGATAATGAAGTCATATATAAAAAATATAAAAAAATTTATTTTCCTACACGTGTACTACAAGAAATAACATAAATTGTATTTTCAGTTACAACTAAATATTCATCACCAACTTTATATGTATTTTTAATTGGAGAAGTATGTTCTTCATTGTTTTTATAAATTATTTTTTCACCTTCGGCAGTCACTATTGATGCATTATTTTTACAAGAGTCTATATAGAAATAGAAACAAATTGGTTTTGATATTTTAATTGATAGTTTAGCAGCTTGGGATAATGTATCGGCAGATGGCATTGATATTTTTTATTTGCCGGTTTCACTTGTTGACATTTTATAAATTTTTAAAAGTTTTTTTTTTTAAATTTTAACCTTATTATAATTTAATTATTAATTTATATTTTATTCATTTAACCATAAATCATTATACGCTTCGTTAGCATTATATCTTGATTTAATATTATAATCTAATAATTTTTTTAAAAAATTAGATATATGTTTTGAATCAGTTTCATTATATTTATAATCATTTACAAATATGTCTTCTAAATTTTTATAATTACAATGTTTATTATTTATAATTCTTCCTTGAGTATCAAATAAATGTTCGCTAAATTCACAATCTAATACATAATCTTTTGGCATTTTTCCTAATGTTTCATACATTTGATGTAAATGTTGTCTATCTTTTTCATTATCTGTTAAATCTCTATCTATATCAAATAAATAGTCACCAGTTAATAATTCAAATATTATACATCCCATACCCCAAATATCTGCTTTTTCATTGTAAAAACTATTCATAATATTTTCAGGAGGTCTATAACTTCTTAACATT